CATCTTCAGGAGCTTCAGAAGGTATACGCCCTCTATCTGCTACAGGAGTATCGTCAACAACCTCAATCTCAACTTCCTCCTCATCCTCGTCTTCTTCAGGGGCTTCGGGAGGAACTTCGTCAACGTCTAACTCTTCTATAAGCACTTCGGTAGAGTCTTCTAACTCTATAACTACTGGTTCTTCGTTATCCTCATCGTAATCAGGAAGCTCAAACTTTACTTTCTCAAATGGCATAGTCTACTCCTTATACGCGTGATATGGCTTTAGGGTCAGGTACAACAGCTTCAATATTGTCATCATTCATCAAACGATACTCAAGCCCCCCAAATTTAAACCTAGTGCCGCTATTAGCACGAAACATTACATAATCCCCTGCTTTACACCACGGGCCTTCAGGAAACTTATCCGCATCTTTATAGCAATTAGTGCCTAAATCGACCACTAACCCAATAATAGACATTATATGCTCCTCATGGACGGTCTTTGTGGACTTTATAAGTCCTGTACCTCCAAAAGTCTCTTCTACTTGCGGTAAGGCGATTAACACCCTATAGCCCACAGGAGTAGGTAAACACTCGTCTACATCGTAATCCTCCACTGGTGGATCTACGAACAACTTTAGTTGTTCAGAAGTTTTAGCCGTTACTGGTTTAGTCATCTTCATACCCTTCTGTGTTTTGCATAAGGTCATCTATCTCACGTAAACAAGTAGCCAGACCCTGTATGGCTCCTGTAATCTCTTTATACTCTTCAAAATTTCGCACACCCCCTGACTTAAGGGAGTCGGTGTTTCTATCTATATTCTCTTCTATTCTCTGCTTTAGCACATCTATGATGGTAAGGGCCATTAACTATTCCCTGTTGGTTTAGGTCTAAGTGTTTCTATTGCTTCCCGTTCTACCGAGGAGTTATGTTTAGCCTTGTCTAGGACGTTCTTATTATCACCTTCTGCTGCTTTTAGAGCAAGTTCTTGTTCATCTAATACTAAAGATGCTGCTTCTAACTTAGCGTCCACTTCATCTTTTGTTTCTTTGCGCGTTTGTTCCCGTGCTTTAAGTTGAAGCTCTGCTTGCCCTTTCTGTATATCAGCCTGATCCTTAGCGGCTTTACGGTCTACATCTTTAGCTGCTGTAGCCATTTTCTGCTGGTTCATCTGTACAACTGGATCTTGCGCTAGCTGCTGCGCTTCATCAGATGCTTGCTGCTGCTGATTCTGTTGCGTTAGTTGCTGTCCTGCAGAGGCAACCAGTTGTGACAGAGTTACCTCTATGGTTTCTGGTAACGCACTGTTAGGTGGTGGCATTGTTGCCCCCAGCTTCTCTTCTATCTGAAGTCTATAAGCGAACCCTAGGTGTTCTGCTATATGGGCGTGTAGCGAGGCCATAATCTGATTTGCCATAGGGTTCTGCCCTATAGTCTGGGCAATTCCGGGGTCTTGCATAAACGCTGTATGAGTAGCCATATGAGCCTTATGATCTTGGTATATAAACGCTTTCATAGGTTTACCTACCAATGCTGCCATATTCTCGCTAACAGGATCTACGGGAGTCATATCCTCTGGTATAGGTACTATTTTATCGGCGTTAGGTATAGCAATAACTTCTAACATTTGCCTATGTAATACCCTTTGGTCATATATCTGAGGAGCTTGTTGCGCCATCTGTAAAGCTGTCTGGTACTGAACAACGCGTTGCGCCATTGTTGAACTGTTTGGATCACTGACAGGTATAATAGAAGTGCTGTCGTAATCTGACCTTTTTGCGCTAAGTTCGGCTCTATTTGGCTTGTACTGGTACTCCTCTGGGGCGTACTCAGCCATTATTGACTTAAGAAGCTTAAACTCTGTCTTCATAGCGTAATGAACACGCGCTTGTACCGCAGCCATTGGCTTTAAAGTGCGCTCTAACAACGCCAAAGTAGTACCTACAGGGGCATTTGCTGACATATCAGAGATGTTCATGTCGCTAATAGCGCCTAGCCGCCTACCTTCAGTAGTTATCTTGTCTAGTAGCTGTAATAACGTCTGGCTTGGCTCTTTATAAGGCAGAGCCATGATATTGTCTCTAATACTGCCCGAAGGTACGTCTACATCCTTAAATTCACCCGGATTAATGGTCTCATCGTCATTTTTAATGCGTAGACCACGCGTTTTAAGCCCTCCGGGGAGGTTTGCTAGCGTACCTGCGTCTACAAGCTGCCTAATAAGGGAGGTTCCAGTACGAGCATAGCCTCCAACAATGTGAATAAGCCCTAATCCGTAGAAACCAAACCCCGGAACGTATACATAATGGACAAAATGCTGTCTTTTCTTGGTGAGTGGGTCTTCTATATCCCAGTTTCTGTAGATAGCCAGTATGTTCTGGGTACCTTTGTCGATAGTTATTATGTAGGGACGGGCAATACCGTCTTCACTATCTGATAACTCGTCAATAACGTAATCTACGTGTACTTCGTAGATGGCATAACGGTTGTCATCGTTAAGCTCAATACCTTCTTCTTCAGCTTTACGTTCTTCAATGTCAGTATGGAAAGGAACCGGATCACCTAACTCCTCGCCTGAATAAAACCCACTAACTTGTAACTTAAGTATGTCGTTCTTGGTCTTACGCATTATGTGCGTAACACGTTCTGCCGTGTCTATGTGAGAAGCGCCGTAAGGGACAATAATGTCTTCTGCGGGTACAAACATTGCTGTCTGCCGTCCCATAGTAGGATCAAAATAAATCTTCTTAAAGGCAGAACCCGATAGCCCAAGGCTATATAACATACGCTCATGCTCAGGCCGGTACTCCACCATCTGCTCAGTTAGCTCATAGTTCATGTCAGCCCTGACACGTTCTGCGGCAGCTAGAGTCTCTCTAGTTTCTTCCCCTATAATCTTTGTCTTTACTGGCCCTGCTGCGGGAAAAGTCTCACTCATAGTCTCCGCTTGGAACCGAATAGCTGCTTCAGACAGCACGGTAGAAAACGCGCCACACGCGCCTTCCCACGGGTCACTTCGTTCTTCGTACTTAAGCCCCAACACATCCAAGCCTTGCACAAAAGTATCTGCCCATTCCTTACGTGCAGAAATATCCGCAGATACTAGCTCTAGTAAGTCTGTAGATATACTGTCTAGTGCATCCTCATCAAGGTACCCTGCTAGGTTGGCATCGAACGGGATGTCTTCTTGGAGGGCTTCCTCTTCGCCAAAGGAAATCTCCATACCGCCATCTTCTAACATAACGATGCCAACCTCGGCTTCCGTGTCTTCACCCAGAAAAACATCAACCATGTCCTCATCATCTGGCTGGTCTATAAGGGCTGTACCCATACCACTATATAACGCTTTATCTATTGCCATTTAAGTATTCTCGGTTCTGTTGCCATGTGCCATTAATAGTACCCACTTCGTTTCTGCTTAAAGTACTGTTGGTCTTCTTGGTAATCCGTGGCTAGCCTGATAAACCCGCCTTGCCTAAAACGCATTAGGGCCATGACTGTAGAATCCACTAAGTCATCATTAGAGGCAAAAGGAAACCCAGCAATCTCTTCAATGACTTCTTCGGCCCAACGCTTCTGGGGCATCCATACCATACCGGAAGATACTATATCAGACACAGCGTTAAGTCTTGCAGTTTTATCGCCTGATCCTCGGTGTGGTGTGTACTCTTGCACAGGTATCGACATTCGCCGCATCTCTTGATACACAGCTACGCCTGATGATTTCTTTTCAACAATAAACGAGTCCGGTTCCCACTCTTGGTATTCCCGTAAGCACATTTCCTTAAGCTCTGGAAACTCAAACCTATCTTTAATACTGTTTAGTAAGATGATGTGATGCTCACCTTCCTCCTCGTTTAGGAATACGCCCCACGTAGTCAAGGCTGTAAAGTCAGCCCTGTTATGCGTTTCTGCTGCGGAGTCCAGCGACATGATTATACATTCGCATTGAGGAGGGTCTTCCGCAGTCCATGTACGCCACCATTCTCGTTTGATGATAGCGGCTTCTTCTGCGGTGGGATCTTGCTGATACTGAGCGTTCCACTGAAACACCGGCATCGACGCTTTGGTACGATGTAAGGCTTCCAGATCAAAAAACTCGGGCCACAACGGTTTTTCAACGATAGCTTCTGTTTCGGCATCTTCGGTCTCCAATATAGCGGGGAACTCAATTACCTCATACTTATCTGCTTTACTACTACCTGTCATGTCTCGTACTACACGGCCTGTCAGATCATCAAGATGCCACCGAGTCTGTACAATAGCGACAGCACCTCCCGGCATCAAACGTGGTCTAGCTCCAGCGGAGAACCATGTATACGCTCGGTCAAATACCTCGTAGTTGCCATTAATGATGTCCTGCTCAGAATGGGGGTCATCAATAATTAATAAGTCTGCGCCACGACCCGCAATAGATGAGCCAACGCCACACGCGTAATACTCACCACCGTAGTTAGTATTCCAACGTCCCGCTGACTTAGAGTCTATTGCTAGTGCAACGGAAGGAAATATGCGTTTGTACTCGTCTGTAGAAATTAAGTTTCGTACCTTACGCCCAAAGTCTACAGCGAGGTCTGTGGTGTGGGACACCATCATCACTTTCTTTTTAGGGTTTCTACCTAAGTACCACGCGGGAAAGAAGATAGAGATAAGTTGGCTTTTACCGTGCCGTGGTGGGATGTTTACACACCCTCGGTCTTTCACCCCGCTCTCTATCTCCATTAATAATTTAGCTAGTATGCGATGATGTTTACCTACAATGTAATCATTCTGCATTAGTTTGCAGAACTCTATCAAGTCATCTGCTGCAGCTTGTGTCTCGCGCCGTACATCTAGCTCAGAGATAATGTTGTCTAGCTCACCAAGTTCCGCGTTACTCATGGTGTCAACACTACTGAGGAGTAACTGTAATTCTTCCTCAGTGAAATCTTTAGTCACCTCCTTAACGGTTTTCGCTACTGGTTCCCGATTGTTGTAACTATTCTGTACGGCGGTTTTAGTCATCAAACCCCCCTACGTCAAGCAACTTGCCCTCCTCTGGAGGAACTTCCGGTAGCGTATCAACTTGCCCTAATACATCATCCACATCTATAAATTTACCTTCTGTGGCATCTTCATCGGGGATGATAATGAGTTTTTCTAAACGTGACCTAAGTTGTTGTCGTAAATCGTCTGTCGTCTGATGAGTAATAGTTAGTTCTGATTTATCAGAGAACAAGCCAACATCAGATATCTTACCTAACAGTTCAAGCGCCCGTAAGCGTATACGCCCGTCAGGGTTTTCTGTTTCTTCAATAAGTTTATTGGTTACTGTGTGGCGTAGTTGTACGGCATTCTCTACAACGGCATGACCAAACTGGTCAAGGATGCTAGAAGCCATTACTAATGCAGGGGGTGGTACCTTGCCAATCTTAGCCGCTGTCATCATCTGAGAAACCCCAGTAGGGTCAGTAGCGTAGTCTTCAGAGAGGCGTTGGGCAAAGCCTATATCTGCAGGGGTAGGGTCTGGGATGTCTAACCCTTCTTCTTGTAGTTGCAGTGCAGTTGCACATGCCGCCGCTGCTCGGACTCGTAAATCCGTGTAGGACGTTTGGGGGGCAAAAGGTATGCCTATATCTGGTTCTAGTGAAATCATTGCGCGGCTTATTAACCCGGATAAACGCACTATATAGCGAAAAAAATTTTTTGTATAGAGGTTTGTAATTAAGGGTGGGGGGTCTCCTGTGTGAAACAGTTACTTATTTAGATGTAACTCAAAAAGTAGCTAATTATTTGAGGGAATTAGTAATACAAGGAGGGGGGAGAATAAATATATGAAGGGGGGCATGGGTAGGGGGTGGGTCGATATGGTATCCGTTTTCGACCTATCTGTTGTTGGTATATGTTAGGGAGTTTCCCTAACTGTCAATCCTAACTATGACATTTACCATATCGTGATATAATAGCGACATCAAGACAGGGAATCACCTTGTACTTGTACAACTACTTAACTATAAAGGTAATTTACAATGAGTGAAGCAACAAAAGTAAAAGCAAGCAAGACAACTACTAAAACAGCCAAGGCTAAACTGGCAACCGTCAAGGTACCTGTACCGCATACGTCCGAGGTCAAGCGTACCGAGTTGCAGGTAATGCAGCTGGAGTATGATGAGATGCTAGCCTATGCATTAGGCAAGATAGCCGAGGGTGTACAGTGTGATACCACGGATCAACTCGCACTGGTAACCGATGGCCTATCCAAGGTGGCTGCCAGTACAGTAGCGAAGTCTGGCATACTGGATACCTTACGCCAGTCAGGATTACCGCACACTCACTTGTTCGCACCAATGAAAAGCAAGAAGGATAAGGTACCAAATCCTAATAGCACCTGCCCGAGTCAAGAGTTTTATGATGCCATGATAGCAGCGGCAACAGATGGCCTACCAATTGAAGCTCAGGCAATGCTAGCCCTTGATAAAAAGGACGAGCAGTTTGTACAGAGTGCTGACCGTAAAGATTGGGGTCAGACGGCACCGGATAGATTACTGTTCACCACTGCCAACAGATACTACTGGCAACAGCAGCCAGCCAGTGTCCTCAAGGATGTTCGGAATGCTCTAGCCAAGGCAACAGCCGAATCTGTCCCAGCACGTAAGGGTACAGATAGGGAGCGCCTGATCAAGGCAGCCGAGGAAGGTATCAAGATATCCAAACAGGTATTAGCTAAGGAGGACTTAGGAGGACAGGATAAGGAGCCTGTTGCTACCCTACTAGCCGCATGGAATACCATCAAGGCGCAGTGTGAATCTTTGAAAGATGTTCCTAACAGCTAACCATATGTGCCCCTAGCAATAGGGGCCAACCCAATGAGGTTAATATGAATAATGATCGTCACGTTTTATTAGGCCCTGATGTAATCGCTGATCTTACGAAAGCATTAGATACACTAGCTATTATTGCATCTAGCTACCCCACGTTTGGGCATCATCCAGAATGGAATACCCTAGGCAATATTTGTCTGGCAATGTCCAATGATAAATACCCAATGCCCCAAGTACATCACACAACTCAAAGCGAGGTTGATATGTTCAACGATGAAATCCACGTAAAGGCGCAAGCCGAGGCCCGATACTATCTAGCAACCAAGAGAAAAGAAATGCTACGTAGGGAAGCAAGAGTATTGTTCTCGGTAATAGGAATAACTCTTAGCGTAATCTTTATATTTGCAGTAGCTTAATAAGAGACCCTGATCTTAATTGATCGGGGTTTTTTTTGGCCCTAATTTAGCCAGCGTCCCTGTGTTAGGGACTTACCCTAACAGTACACCAACCTCACACCACCACCCCCAATGATGCCAGTTGCTGTAGCGCGGTGCGGATACGACATGCCTCAAATGATGCCAGTTGCTGTGGCGCGGTGCGGATTGTGTTAGGGGAATTCCCTAACATGCACCTTAGTGGTATCGTTACAAATGTGCCAGCGCAGACCAGCAGGAATGGGCTTTGTACCGTTTGACCCCCCTATTGTACCCTATTGTACCGCTCAGTTTAGAACTAGCGGGACATTATAGTTTGTTCATAGTTCCTCATAGTTACTAATGCTAATCAGCGTGTTGTTATATGCAATAACTATGTACTATTTATTATTCTTTATATTATATCTATATCTATATATTGTATTGTACCGCTACCAATATTTACACCAACATATTACTTCTACGCTTTACAGTTTTAAGTTTACAGAAACAGAAACGAAAAGAGATACATTCGTTCCTCCCCCCTCCTTATGTCATATCGACCGGTACATTAGGTACATTAGGTACAAACCGCATTCCCATTGGTCTACAGCGTACCCCCAAATGGTACAATAGGGTACAACCAGCGGTACAATACAATCCCCCTTTTAAGCACGACTCTCACACCCCCTAGTAAATGCCAACTACAGTAAACAACGCCTAGTCCTTGTAAACTATCCTATAGGTTTACTTGTTTCTGTGAGCTACGTATGAGATAATAGGTTCTAGGTGGGAGAACTTCCTCTCACCAAACACATGTTAGGGATTCCCCCTAACACAACCGAGGTACTACCGATGAGTAGATTACAAGATATGTTAGACGCTAAGAGAGCAGCAGAAGCAGCAGCACAGGACGTTACCCCCGAATCACTAGTCGATGCGTTTGCAGCCGATTGGAGCAAGGAGCGTGTTGATGCCTATTTGGGTGAAGACACGGAACCAGCCCCTGTTACCCAAGAGCAAGTAGAAGAACGAATCATTGCGGGTTTCAAGGCTTCACTCTCAGCTCGAGTAGAAGACGGCCCAATTGATTGGCCCGAAGCAGGAGCCGAGGCAGCACGGGAAGTAGATGACGAGGATGACGAGGACTACGTTACTGACGGGCCAGCAGAGGTTCAATGTAGCTCATGCGATGCCGCAATCACTGACGGTGGGATATTGGGGTACTGCGATGTTTGTTTTGCTAGTGACAAGGTACTGAAACCCCTTGGGCATGAATTTTCCGATCCGAGTGATAGCGACTTCCTAGAAGAGGATGAAGAGGCCCACGCCAAAGCGAAAGCGAAAGCGAAAGTGGAGGCACTACGGGTAGCAGCACAGGCAGCACAGGACGTTATGGATAGCCGTTGGGATAAACCTGTTGACGAGTTACAAGATCAATCCGATGCAGTTAAAGATGCCCTTCTGTCTGTGGCACTAGAGCGGGAACCTGTTGACGAGATAGACCTGTTAGGGAAATCCCCTAACATAGAGGTGCCCACCATAGGCAGCAGTGCCGTACAGGTTACAGTCAACTTTTCTCAGAGTGCGTTCCGCAGGTTAGACCGCAAAGAGAGCGAGAAGGTTACGACTGCCAACGGTGCCATAAAGAAAGCCGCAAGCGTTCACAAGTCACTGTTACCACAGTGTGAGCAGTTGACAGCGATACACTTGTTTGTAGGTAGGTCACGTACCGCGCACTACTCTATGACCCTGCCGTGGTGTGACAAAGGCCCACGCCTACTGCCGACTGCTAACCTAGCGGCATTCCATGAACACATCACCGGGATACAGGACAAGTTCAATGAGTTGTGTGAAGCGTTCTACGCAGTGTATCCGTGGGAAGTTGCCGAGGCAGAAGCAGCCAGAGGTGGTGCCGGTACGCTGACGAACGATAAGAACGGACAGTTTGATACTAGCCTGTACCCCCCACTAGAAGAGGTACGTAAGAAGTTCAAGATGTCGATAGCGTACATGCCCGTCCCAGAGCGAGGTGGGTTTATCACCGACCTACAGGCAGACGCATCCGTTATGGTCAACGACCACTATGACGAGTTCTACCGCAGTGCTACATCCAGTGCCATGAACGAGGTATGGAAGAAGCTATACGTACCATTGCAGAATATGTCAGAGCGACTGGACTACCCCACCCGCAAAGAGAATACCAAGTTCCGCGATACGCTAGTGTCTAACGTGATGGACATAGTGTCACTACTCAAGGTATTCAACATCACCAATGACCCACACCTAGAGGCATGTAGGGTCAAGTTAGAGGAGGCGCTATACGGTGTCACCCCTGATGGGCTACGTGATAACGATACGTTCCGCGCTCAGACCAAGCGCAGTGTAGATGCGGTACTCAAAACACTGCCGAGCATAGACCTATGAGCGGCCCCGAGTACATGACCTGTGTAACGTACAGTGATTACGAGCGCATCGACAGACGCGAGTTTGTAGTGGGAGGCGGGGATAGCAACCCGCTATTCCTCCGCAAGCGTTCCCAAGGTGGGTGGCTGTACTGGAGAAAGGAGTCCAGAGCAGCGCAGCAGGTGGGTGACAAGCCAGACGTACTGGATGCGGATATTGCATTCGCTGACCTAGAGCTACCCGAAGCCGAGAAAGAAGGTTACATGTATATGTACAGCAGAGGTGACAAACACTTCTTCAAGCACATAGACACCCGTAAATACATTACAGCATTACGCAGCACCCAAGACCTGACCCCCTAGGGGTAACTAAGCAGTGTTAGGGAATTACCCTAACATAACCCAAGTAACGCGGCGATAGACCGCAGGAGAAATACAATGTCACAATTAACATACGCATCATCAATCAACGAGATAGCTAACCTGATACTGGTACTGGGCACGAAGCGTACCATCCTAGTAGAGGGAGACATGGGCAGTGGTAAGAGTAGCATCCACTCCATGCTAGGCGATGTACTATCAGGATATACTATGTGCTACCTAGATGCCTCAGTTCTTGACGTAGGTGATGTATCCATACCCAACGTGATGGCGATAGACCATGACGGCAACCATATACCTTATGTCACGTTCGCACCCAACGAGAATTTCGGTATCCACAAGGGCAAGCCCGTATGCCTTATGATAGATGAGATAGGCAAGGCACCCAACTCAGCTAAGAATTCCCTGTTACGAGTATGCCATCCCGAGAACGGTGTGCGGCATGTAGGTAACTACCCACTACCAGAAGGCAGCATCGTATTTGCTACCACCAACCTAGGCTCCGAGGGTGTAGGTGATGTGTTCCTACCCCACCAGAACGACAGGTTTACCATCGTGCGTATGCGTAAGTGTAATGCACTGGAGCAGATAGAGTACGGTATCAACAACGAGTGGGAGTCCTCTGTACTGGGCTTCATCAAGGAGTTCCCACAGATACTGCAATCCTTTGAGGATGTAGTTAACCCATCCGATAACCCATACATATTTCACCCCAAGGAAATGCGCAGGAAGTTTGTGACAGCCCGTGGGTTAGAGGCGGCGAGTGACCTACTCAAGCTACGTGCGGAGTTGGATACAACCACAATGACCAACGCCCTGATCGGTACGATAGGTGAGAGGGGTGCTATGGATCTTATGGCATTCGTACAGCTAGCCGACCAGCTACCCACATTGGAGAGTATCAAGAACGACCCGCACAATGCGCTGGTACCAACATCCGCCGGTGCCGTGGTTATGACAGTGTTCCGTAGTCTAGCCGTCATGGATAGATCGTGGATAGATGCGTGGATGGACTACCTAGTACGGCTAGATGCAGAGGCACAGGGTTTGTTCAGCAACGGTGTACGGACAGAGAACTACAAGCACCAGTCAATAGTGTTTACCAATAAGAAGTTTACGCAGTGGTCACTAGCCAATGCACACATGTACACAGCCGATAAGGTATAGGAGAGAACTATGAACGATGACAGAAAACTACTACTTAAAGTTTTGGATTGTTTGATAGACACAGCACATGAGGCCACTGATTTGGATAATGTTTATGGTGCCGGTGCATGGGAGTCGGTCAGTTGGGCCGAAGTATATAAAGCGAAAGCCTACTTACGCCAACTTGAGGACGAACTATGAATATGTTTGCAGTGTTAACCGAAGAGCAACGGATACAGAAAGCGGTTGTGGATATCATGCACAACCCTAGGTACGTGGCGCTATCAGGTGTACTTATGATGGCAAAGCGTTCGGTATCCGACGAAGACATTACCGCATACACAGATGGACGCGATGAGGTATACGGTAGGGAGTTTGTCGCATCACTTAACGATGCCGAGTTACGGTTCCTCATACTACATGAGACCTATCACCGACTGTACCGTCACCTGATCACATGGCTACACCTATGCAAGATAGACAAGGCCAAAGCTAATGCCGCTATGGACTACGTTATCAACATAAAGCTAGTCGATGACAACACAGATAAGTTTGCTACCATGACAGGGCCACTAGCCAAAGGGTGGATAGATACCAAGTATCGTGGCTGGGATACCGCTAAGGTGTTCCACGACATATACGAGGAGGGTGGCGAGGAAGAAGCAGAATCCCCCGATGGTACTGGCGGGGATGGTGAAGGCGGTGAAAGCGGTGAAGGTTTCGATGAGCATGATTGGGAAGCCGCGCAGGATATGCCAGCCGAGGAGGTAGCAGAGATAGCTAGGGAGCTAGACCAAGCAGTACGGCAAGGCGCTATGGCAGCAGGTAAGATGGGTTCACAGCTAGACGCTAGCCTAACCGACATGCTCCAGCCCGAGGTAGATTGGGAGGCAGCGATACGAGAGTTCGCCATGGCAACGTGTGCAGGTAGAGACTACTCTACCTATGCCAAACCCAACAGAAGGTTTATGGCTAGCGGTATTATCTTACCAAGCGGTGTGTCCGAGAGGGTAGATGTCCTAGTGGCAGCAGTCGATACGTCTGGATCATGCTGGGATGAGCAACCCATGTTTGTCGCGGAGGTCAAGTCTATGGCTGCGGTATGTAAGCCTAGTAAGCTAATCATCCT